GAACTGGGGATGGCTCTGCCCGGACGCGATTTGTGAGTTCGAAGGAATGAATCCGCTTCCAGAGGGCAAGGGCGGCCAGGAATATTTGCGGCCGCTGAACATGGTTCCGTCGGGCACGATCTACATCCCTGCAATGGCCACGGATGTGCCGGATCCGCAAGATGATCCCGCGCCCGCGAACGATAAGCCCGGGCAGGATCCGCCTCCGGAAGAGCCGGACGATGAGGGCGAGGACAAGGCGTCCAAGAGGGAATCGGTTCGTTCGCGCAATCATCTGCTAAAGGCTTTTGCGGTGGAAGCTGCGCGGCGCGTTGTGCGAAAGGAAGTGACGGCACTCCGCAAGACGCTGGGCCGCGCTTCCAAGCAATTCGATGCCGCTGCTTTCGCGAGCGAGGCGCAGGCTTTCTATGCCGCGCACGTCGCGCTCGTCGCGCAGACGATGTGCATTTCTCCCGCGGCGGCCAAACGGTACGCCGAAAGCAATCTGAAACTACTCGTCGGCGTCGAAGATCCCGAAGAAAAAAACTGCGCCCTGGATTGGATCGAGGACACCGCGCCGGACGCACTCGCCGCGCTGGCGCTCGGAACGAAAAAGCCTGTGGCGGCGCTGAGGAGCTAACGATGAAATACGAACGGATCATGTCCGAGGTCTTCCAGAAGCCCTGGGCGATTCTTCCCGAGAAATTAACCGTGATCGCGCAGCTCATCAGCATGCGGGCCGCGGGCGCAAAGCTGAGCGAGGAAGACATCCACGCGCGCCTTGACGAGGCGGCGATTTCGGCCGGTCCGCGATCGCAGCAGAGCTTCGGTGCCGTCGCGGTGATCCCGATTCGCGGAATGATTTCGCACCGCGCGAACTTGATGAGCCAGTTTTCGGGAGGCACGTCCATCGAGAAGCTGACCGCGCAATTTCGCCAGGCGCTCGGCGATTCGAGCATCAAGGCCATCGTGTTCGACGTGGACAGCCCGGGCGGCGGCGTGGACGGCGTTCCGGAGCTCGCAGAGGAGATTTACAAATCGCGCGGGCAGAAAAAAAGCATCGCCGTGGCGAATAGCATGGCGGGAAGCGCGGCCTACTGGCTTGCCTGCTCTGCCGGAGAGCTGGTGGTGATTCCCAGTGGGCAGGTGGGATCGATCGGAGTCTTCGCGGCGCATGAGGATTTCTCAAAGGCGCTCGAAGCAGAGGGCGTGAAAGTTTCGCTGATCAGCGCTGGAAAATTCAAGACGGACGGAAGTCCCTATGAGCCGCTTTCGGATACCGCGCGCGCGGACCTGCAATCAAAAGTTGACGCCTACTATTCCATGTTCGTGAAGGGCGTCGGGCGCGGGCGCCGCGCTTCGCAGGACGATGTGCGCGGCGGCTTTGGGCAGGGGCGCATGGTACTGGCTGCGCAAGCGGTGAAAGAAGGAATGGCGGATCGCGTCGCCACCATGGACGACGTCCTCGGGCGCCTGGGATCGAACGCCGGCGCCGCAACGCAAGTGGCCGCGGCCGCGGAGCCGTTGCCCTTCCGAGCGGATCTCCAGGATGGCGACGAGCCACTCGATGAAAACGATTGCATCTGCGTCTGTGGCGCGTGCGGCGCGGACGATCACGTGAATTGCTCGAATCCCGAATGCGCGGATCCGAATTGCGGCCACGAGCCGCGCGCCAAGGCCGCGAAGCAGCCGGATCCGCTGGCCGCGCTGAATCGGCGCCGCCGCGAGCTCGACCTTAGATAAAAAAGTTTCGGCCGCCGTCGCGGCCATTTCAAAACAAAGCGAGGAGTCGCAACGTAAGCGTCCGATGACGCCGAGAATGCGAATCTCTGCGCAAATGAAAAAAGGAGAATACGATGTCGAACATCAAGCTTTATCGCCAGCGCGCGACGGAGAGCAAGAAAAAGCTCCGCGCCATGCTGGACAAGGCCGCCGCCGAAAGCCGCGACCTGAACGAATCCGAGGGGGCGGCCTACGAGGAAGAACTGAAGGCGCTCACGTCGGCTGAAAAATCCATCGAACGCGAAGAGAAGGTCCTCGAATTCGAGCGCCGCACTTCGCCGGTGGAAGATGTGAACGAAACGGCCGCTGCTGCCGCAGGCGCGCCGGGACAGAAGACCGGATTCAAGAGCCTCGGCGAACAGCTAATGGCCATTCGCAATTTCGAGAAGAGCAAAGGCTCCCTGCGCGATCCACGCCTTTTCGCTGGACCGGCGGGGCTCGATGAAGCGATGCCGTCAGAAGGCGGCTTCCTCGTGCAGAAGGATTTCTCCGCTGAACTCCTGACGCGCATGTATTCAACAGGGCAGATCGTTCAGCGCTGCCGCAAAATTCCGCTCTCCGGAAAATCGAATGGCATCAAGATCAACGCCATCGACGAAGATTCCCGCGCGGACGGGTCCAGGTGGGGCGGCGTGCTGGCCTATTGGGTGAATGAAGCGGCTGCTCTTACCGGCAGCAAGCCGAAGTTCCGGCGCGTCGAGCTGGAACTCAACAAGTTGATCGCCCTCTGCTACGCCACCGACGAACTCTTGGAAGATGGAGCCGCCCTCGAGGCGGTAATCCAGGAATCGTTCGGGCAAGAAATGACGTTCAAGGTCGAGGATGCGATCATCAACGGAACCGGAGCCGGGCAGCCCCTCGGCATCCTCAATAGCGGCGCGCTGATCACACAGGCAAAAGCCTCGGGTGATTCCGGCGCCGTACTGACCACTGCAGACGTGTTGGCCATGTGGAACCGCCTCTGGGTTCCCAGCCGGCCAAACTCCGCGTGGCTCGCGGACGTCAGCATTGAGCCGCAGCTCTATCAATTGGTCTTGGGAGCGCCGAGCTTGGGCCAAATCCTGCTCTACACGCCTCCAGGAGACAAGGGAAACCAGACCGGCATGCTGATGGGCCGGCCGGTGATCTTCCATGAACACGGCGCGGTCCTCGGGACGCCCGGCGACATCCTCCTGGCCGACATGAGCCAATACGTGATGATCGACAAGAACGGCGTCCGCCAGGATTACTCGATCCACGTGAACTTCCTCACCGACGAAGGCGTTTTCCGCTTCGTCTATCGCGTGGACGGGCAAGTCTGGTGGAAGAAGCCCCTCACCCCGAAGACCGGCGGATCCACTCTGTCGCCGTTCATCGCATTGGCAACCAGGTCGTAATTTGGCAACCATCCGGGGCGGCCTCGGCCGTCCCGCACAAATTTTGGATCAAAGAAAAGGAGCCTCACATGAAGGGATTTACGATTGCCCAGGAGGGCCATGTTGTCGTATTGCAGGTCCCGGTGAACGTGACGGGCGGCGCGACGGCGCAGGCGTTCTCCATGAAGAAGTACCAGCACGCGAGCATCATTATCTCCATCGGCGCGCAAGCCGGGCAGATGACCTCGATCGTGTTGAATGCGTGCACCAGCGCGGCAGGCGCGGGCCCCGCTGCGATTCCGTTTAACGTGTTCAAGTGCGAAACGGGCAGCGGCGATGTGCTCGGCGCGAAGGTAGCCGTCACCGCGGCCGGCTTCCAGCCTTCGGCAACTGCGGACATTTTCTACGTCATCGAAATTGATGCCGCGGAATTGCCGCAAGCCTCGCCCTACGTTCAGGTGGTGATCGCCAACGGCGCCAACGCCGATTACGCGGCAATCATCGCGATCCTGAGCGGAGCGCGCTTCGCCGAAGACCAGAGCCCCACGGAAATCACCTAGTTTCAAACAACCGGAGGGCCGAAGCATACTTCGGCCCTTCGCCTTTCTTATGACGACGCTTTTCTGCAACGATCGCGGAGGCAAGCAAATGTTTGTGAAACTCGTGAACGGTCCGCGTGCGGGTGAATCCGTGGAAATGAATTATCTCGACGCGAAGCCGTTGATCGAGGACGGCCGCGCAGAGTTTTCGTTTCCTCCCGACCCACCTGCGCTCGTGAATCATGAGCTTCGGCGGACGAGTCCGCCGGAGATTCCGGCGAAGAAGAAAAAAAAATAAATGTCATCGATCCAAGTCCAGACGCCGCCCGCGCAGGAGCCGGTCTCGCTCACTATGCTCAAGAGCCATCTGCGTGTGACGATTTCGAACGACGATGCCATCCTGGGAATCTATCTGCAGGGCGCGCGCGAGACGATCGAAAGCGACTCGGGGCGTAGCCTGGTGAACAAGCTTTACCGGCAGTCGCACGACCATTTTCCCAGCCTGCACGATTGGGGCGATTTCGGAACCGGTTATTTTTACCAGGCTCCGCGCTACGCGCGCGGCCATCATTACGACGACCGCCAGCAGATCAAGCTTCTCCGCTGCCCGCTGGTGAATGTTCAGCAGATCGTTTACACGGGCACGGACCAGGTCCTGCACACTTTGCTTCCCGCGCCGGCCGCGTGGTTGTCACAGAACGAATACGACACTGGCGACCAGGTCACGGACGGCACGCACCTGCAGCAGGTGACAGCCGTCAGCGAGGCCGAGGATGGCGGCGAGAGCGAATCGGGAGCCACGGCTCCCGCCTGGAACGCGACGCTCAGCGGCACGACAAACGACGCAGACATCACCTGGACGAATATGGGAGCGGCGCCCGCGGGAGATTTTCTGGCGGACAGTGACGCGGAGCCGCCGCGGCTTTTCCCGAACTATGGAGCTTTCTGGCCCGAAACACTGCGCGTTCCGAATGCGGTACAGATTTTTTTCACTGCGGGCTACGGGAGCGACGCCGCAACCGCTCCGGCAAACCTGAAAATCGCAGTCATGCTGGCCGCTGGCGTTTCCTACCAGAACCGCGAGGCGGTGACCACCGAGCAGCTCCATGAACTCGATTGGTACGAACGGCTGATCTGGAGCGAGCGCGTGCTCGATTACGCGCCCACGAAGTAATTTTAGAAGTTAAGTGCCGCTTTTGTTATCCATGCCGCGCCAGCCCTGGGAGCTGGTAGGCTGGAATAGGTGGGGTGGGACTGCTTGCTGTCCTGCCTTTGAAGAAGGGGCCGGATGAAGAGGAACTTGGGGAAGGTTCTCGGCACGGCCCCCTTTTTCTTGAAACTCGATTTTTAACTTTTTAATTTTACAAATAGAGCCTTCAGCGGTCTGTCCTGAATTGGACAGCACCGGAGGGCTCTCGCCTTTTATGCGCTCAGCTCTATTGTCGGCCGGCCTGCTCCGGGAGATCGTCACGATCCAGCGGCAGGGGCCGCTCGACACCTACGGGAATCCGAATCCGGAATGGCTCGCGGAGCTCGTGGATGTGCCGGCTTTCATCGAGCAGCAAAGCGGGAACAAGCTGGGCCCTGACAAATCCTGGGATCCGCGCGGCGGCAATACCCAGATGATTCCCACGGAGACGCATCGCGTCACGATCCGCTACGCGGCGGGGCTCGACGCGACACGCCGCCTGGTATGGAACGGAAGGGTTTTCGCGATTCTTTCGGTCAGCGATTTTCAGTCGCGAAACATTTACATGATCTTGAGCTGCCAGGAGCGCGTCGGAGTCACCGATTCGGGACAGCCCTACGCTCCGCCGCCGCTCTCGAGCTATACGGGCGCATCGGGCCCGAGACGCTACGCCATCACCGGGACGATCAACGGCGTGAACGAGAGTTTCACTCTGCCGGGAAATCCGGATCCGGCTGTTCTCGTCATCGTGTGGAACGGGATTGAAATGCCGCCATCGAGCTACACGCTGGGAACGTATTCGGGAGGCATCACTCCAATGACCACAAATTTCGCGCCGGGCCCGGCCGATTATTTCTACGCGATCTTCTGACGGGAGATAACAGATGTCCGACGCAAGCCCATTTTTCGCGATCCGCACCCTGGCGATCAACACGTCGGGCTGGACGCCCATCACCTGCCCGGTGGCCTGCAACTACTGGATCGTGCGTTCGTCGATCAACATGAACATCTGCAGCGATAGTACGAGCCCATCGACCACGCAAGACACGATTCCGGCCGGGGTGCAGGAAGGCGTGGTAGCGAAGCAGAATCCGACCCCCTTGACGGGAACGCGCTATCCGGCCGGGACAACGTTCGCGTACCTTCAGGCGCAGTCGGGGAGCGGCGAAGCAGTAGCCACGTTTGCCGTGTGAGGAAACCGTGAAATATTATTTTTCGCTGGTCGCGCTTTTAGTTTTCGGATTCGTGTTCATCGTCTCCGCGCAGGACCCGATGGGCGCGGCGGCGGAGCCTGTGCCAGTCCCGGCGGCGGCGAAGGAGAAGCCAGCCAAGCGCGAAACGAAAGAGGCGATCCGCGATCTACAGGTTCAGCAGGACCAGGTGCTGATCAGGATCAAGGACAACGAAATTGAACATGAGAAGCTCTTGAAGCAGGTTCAAGAATTCGCGGACAAAATCAACGCGGCAGCGAAGAAGGACGCGGATGAACAGCACGTCAACATCGAGAACTACCTCTTCGATGTCGCTAAAATGGTGTGGATTCCAAAGGAGAAGGTGAAAACAAATGAGAGCGAGTAAAGTCCTAGTTGTGCTTCTGATCCTTGCGGCGTGCGTTCTGCCGGCCGCGGCGCAGCAGCAGATTTCAGGAGGCCAGGTCCAGATCACC